CAAGTTCTCAAGCTTTGTTGCGTTTCAGACAAGGAGGGTTTATCACCATCGACTCAGATGAGGAAGATGAGCCTATCTACCACAGACGTAAATTGGAGTATTACTAATGACTATCGACAAAGCTTTATATTCACAAGGCATCGCCGCAGAACCGGATTTAGAGATTGAGATTGACAATCCAGACGCAGTTTCTATCGATACAGGGGATGTAGAGATAACCCTAGAAGCTGGGCAGGACTTGGGTGGGGATTTCTACCAAAACTTAGCCGAAGTTCTGGATGATAGAACTTTGTCTTCCATTGGTTCAGAGCTTATCGCTCTGGTAGATGCAGACATCAATAGCCGTTCAGAATGGGCTGAGTCTTATGTCAAGGGCTTAGAGGTACTGGGTCTTAAGTATGAAGAGCGTACTGAGCCTTGGAATGGAGCCTGCGGGGTTTATTCAACAGTTCTAACCGAAGCTGCTATTAGATTCCAAGCCGAGTCTATTATGGAGTCATTCCCTGCGGCCGGGCCTGTTAAGACTGAAATCTTTGGAACATCCACCAAGGAAAAGGAAACCGCAGCAAGTCGTGTTGAAGAAGACATGAACTACAAGATTACCGAGAAAATGCCGGAATACAGACCGGAACATGAGCGGATGTTATTTGGTTTAGGGTTGGCCGGGTCTGGGTTTAAGAAGGTTTATGATGATCCTGTACTGGGTAGAGGAACCTCTATCTATGTCACCGCAGAAGACATCATTGTCCCATACGGCGCTTCAAGTCTCAGGACTTGCGAGCGTGTTACCCATGTCATGAGAAAAACCAAGAATGAACTTAGGAAGCTACAAGCCACGGGTTTCTACCGAGATGTTGACCTTGGCGAGCCTGTCAATATCATGTCCGATATTGAAAAGAAGAAAGCCAACCAGCAAGGCTACAAAGCTCTTGATGATGATCGCTATCAGTTCCTTGAGATCTGCACGGACTGGGACATCGATGGATTAGAAGAGCTGGATGATGAGGGAGAGCCATCAGGCATCGCAGTTCCTTATGTCATTACCATAGATCGTGGTACAGGTAAGGTTTTATCCATTTACCGCAACTGGGAGGAAGATGATGATAAGAAACTCAGCCGCCAGCATTTTGTTGATTATTGCTATATCCCAGGTTTTGGCTTTTATGGCTTGGGTCTTATTCATATTATTGGTGGTTATGCTAGGGCTGGCACTTCTCTTATTCGTCAATTGGTTGACTCAGGAACATTGTCCAATTTGCCCGGCGGACTTAAGACCCGTGGCGCAAGAATCAAGGGTGATGACACCCCAATCGCTCCCGGCGAATTTAGAGATGTGGATGTTCCCAGCGGAGCGATTAAAGACAATATCATGCCGCTACCATATAAGGAGCCGTCTGCGACCTTGTTGACTCTGTTAAATCAGATCACCGATGAAGGCCGTAGATTGGGTTCCATAGGAGATCTTCAGATCTCCGATATGTCGGCCAACGCCCCAGTGGGTACAACTTTGGCTCTTTTAGAGCGTACCCTCAAGACCATGTCTGCCGTGCAGGCCCGTGTTCATTACTCAATGAAGCAAGAGTTCAAGCTCTTGAAGAACATCATTGCCGAGTATGCACCCAGCAAGGAGGAGTTTGATCCCGAAAAAGGCGATCATTTTGCCAGCCGGGAAGATTATGACATGGTGGATGTAATCCCAGTGTCAGACCCCAATTCCTCCACAATGGCGCAGAGGATCATGCAGTACCAAGCCATCATGCAATTGGCTCAGGGCGCACCGCAGATCTATAACCTACCCAATCTACATAGGCAAATGATAGAAGTTCTTGGGGTTAAGAACGGCGAGAACCTTGTTTTGACGGAAGATGACGAGAAGCCCATCGACCCGGTCAGTGAAAACATGGGATTCCTCAACGGAAAACCCACCAAAGCCTTCATCTTCCAAGACCATGATGCCCATATTGCTGTGCATACCACCTTCATGCAAGATCCATCAATTGCAGCCCAGATAGGCCAAAACCCAATGGCTCAACAAATGCAAGCTGCGGTTATGGCTCATATAGCAGAACATCTGGCATTCCAATACAGGAAGCAGTTGGAAGAGCAAGTTGGTGTGGCTTTGCCAGCGCCCAATGAAGAAATGCCACCCGAGACCGAGGTGCAGTTGTCCAGGTTGGTTGCTCAGGCAAGTACCCAGCTTCTCCAGCTAAACCAATCCAAAGCCTCGCAGGCCCAGGCCCAACAGCAAGCACAAGATCCTTTGATCCAAATGCAGCAACAAGAACTCCAGCTTAAACAGCAGGAATTGCAATCTAGATCCCAAAAAATGCAAGCTGACACCCAGCTGGCGCAAGCAAAACTCCAATTGGAACAACAAAGAATGCAAATCGAGCAGCAGAGAAATCAGCTCCAAGCGCAGTCTGAATCACAACGGGTTCAGTCTCAAGCTGAAGTTCAGTTGAAAAAAGACCAGCAAATGATGCAAATGGAGATCATGAAACTCCAAGAGCAGGCAAGACAAGCCAACCAAAAGGTGCAGACTGATCTGTTTAAACGAGGTAAATAATGGAAGAAAAGATACTCAAGCATTTGCTAACCGAATTAAGAGAGAAGGAACGTTCCCTCTCAATGAGTCTAGGTGACGGGGGGGCTTCGGACTTCCCCACTTACCGAGATATGTGCGGCCAGATTAGGGGTCTCTTGTACGCACAGAACTTAATCAATGACCTCTTACGAAAAATGGAGCAAATAGACGATGAGTGATCTTTTAATCAGCGATGGAGAGGTAACGACAACCCTTCCTGACAACGCAGAAGACAAGGCAAAACAATTGCCTGACCCAGTTCGTTTTCAAATTCTGACAGTCTTACCCGAGATTGATGAGGAATATGAAAGCGGTATTGTTAAGTCAAGCCAATCTATCCATTATGAAGAGGTCTTAAGCCCTGTTCTATTTGTGGTAAACTTGGCCCGGATGCCTATAAAGACGCAACCAGATTCCCATCTGGCCCATCCTGTAAGGTAGGCGATTTTGTTATCGTCCGTCCCAATACAGGTACACGACTCAAGATTCATGGCAAAGAATTCAGGATCATCAACGATGATTCTGTCGAGGCCGTGGTTCAAGATCCCCGTGGTATCAGCAGAGCATCATAAGGAGGCACTATGACAGACCAAGTTGAATTCATATTCCCCGATGAGGCGGATGAAAAACCCACTCGTTTAGGGAGTAAGGTTGTAGAACCTGAACCCGAGATTGAGATTGTTGACGATACTCCAGAAGAGGATCGCAATAGAAAACCTATGACTTCACCACCCGTAGAACCCACGGATGAGGAGCTAGAAGGTTATACCAAAAAGCAACAAAGCCAGAAAGTAAGGGAGTTTGCCAAGGGTTATCACGAAGAAAGACGGCAAAAAGAGGCTGCTTTACGTGAGCGGGAAGAGGCTTTAAACCTTGCAAAAGCTGTTTATGAAGAGAATGAACGGCTAAAAAGCACCGTAAATGTCAGCCAAACGGCTTTTATTGACCAAGCAAAACGCAATGTAAACAGCGAAATGGCTGATGCGGAGCGTCTTTACAAAAAGGCATATGAGGAAGGTGACTCTGAGGCGTTGCTAAAAGCTCAAAAAGAATTGACCAACGCAGCCCTAAGAGCTGAGAAAGTTAACAATTTTAGGCCCACCCCTTTACAACCTGCTCCAAAAGTAGTACAACCTAGTCACCCGCAGGCAGATCCTAAAGCCCAAAGTTGGCAACGTAACAACGATTGGTTCGGACAGGATGAGGAAATGACCAGCTTGGCCCTAGCGGTGCATACAAAGCTGGTTAATTCGGGCGTTGACCCGCAGAGTGATGAATACTATCAACGTTTAGATAGTCGAATTCGTCAAGTTTTCCCAGATAAGTTTGAGTCTGAGGAAACCGCTGATACGAGGCAGCGCCCTAAATCAAATGTCGCTTCTGCGTCCAGAAGTGTGGCCCCCAAAAAGATCACATTGTCTGCGTCAGAGGTAAACATTGCCAAGCGATTGGGCATTCCGTTGGAACGCTACGCTCGTGAGGTTGCTCAACTAAGGAGAAATAACAATGGCTGATAATCGTGCAAGCCGTGACACCGAGTCACGCACTCAATTTCAACGTCCTCAATCGTGGAGAGCGCCTGAGATTCTACCCATGCCTGACCCAAGACCGGGTTGGACACATCGATACATTCGTATCGCCATGATGGGTAAAGACGATCCTCAGAACATTTCTTCTAAACTTAGAGAAGGATGGGAACCCGTGAAAGCGGATGAATATCCAGAACTAATGGTGATGGCATCTCAAAGCGGCCAGTTTAAAGGCAATATCGAAGTAGGTGGATTGTTGCTTTGCAGGATTCCAGAGGAGTTTATGAAACAGCGGGATGCTTATTACAACTCGCAAAACAAAGCTCAAATGGAATCGGTAGACAACACATTCATGAGAAACAATGATCCAAGAATGCCTCTCTTTAGAGAGAAGTCTTCAAAGGTCACATTCGGCTCAGGTTCTTAATTTATCAAGGAGTCCTTAAATGGCTTATCCAATTGTCTCTGCCCCATACGGGCTAAAGCCAATCAACTTGATTGGTGGACAGGTATTTTCGGGTTCTACCCGTTTATTGCCTATCCAATACAACTATGGTACAAACATTTTCTATGGCGACTTTGTTGCTTTAGCACGTGGTTTGATTACCCGTCTAGCCGTTACCACCGCTGGTGGTGCTGCTGGTATGGTTGGCATCTTCTTGGGCTGTACCTATACAGACCCAGTCACAAAGCAAAAACGGTTTAGCCAATANTANCCCNNNANTACNNTNGCTGGTGATATTCAAGCTTACGTTACAGATGATCCTGATACTGTATTTAAAGCAGCTATCGTGACTTCTTCTGGATCCACAACCGTGACTTCTGCTGCTGTAGCTTTGGTTGGACAAAACTTGCAAGGTTCTGACCTCGCAGGCAACGTCAACACTGGCGACAGCTCAAACGGTCTAATCATCCCCGCAGCTACCACAAGCTCTGCTTATGTGGCTCGTGTGGTTGGTTTGGTTGCTGATACAGCCCAATCTTTGGGTAATGTTGGCTACTCTAGCATTTCAACCGCTACAGTGACAACTGCATCAGGTATCCCATTTGCTCTCCCAGTGGGAACAGATGTGGCATCTATTGCACCCAATGGACAGCTTATCCAGTCTGGTTCTTTCGTTGCTACGGCAGCCAGCGCAGGCGCAACTTCTGTTGTGTTGAACGCAGCTCCAAGTACCGCATTTGCCTCTTCATCAACCCTTGTGTTTACTCAGTATCCTGAAGTTCTAGTCAAATTGAACTTTGGTATCCACGAGTATTACACTGCAACTGCTGTCTAAGGAGCTAAATCATGGCTATTTCAAGAGCGCAACTGTTAAAAGAATTGCTCCCCGGCTTGAACGCTTTGTTCGGTCTAGAGTATGCACGTTATGGCGAAGAACACAAAGAAGTCTACGAAACAGAGACTTCAGAGCGTTCATTTGAGGAAGAGACCAAATTGTCTGGCTTCTCAGCAGCACCAGTCAAAGGCGAGGGTTCAGCCATCGCTTATGACAATGCTCAAGAGGCATGGACAACTCGCTATAACCACGAAACCATTGCCCTTGGTTTCTCAATCACTGAAGAGGCGATTGAAGATAACTTGTATGACAGCCTAGCCGCTCGTTATACAAAGGGTTTGGCTCGTGCTATGGCTTACACCAAGCAAGTGAAAGCTGCTGCCGTTCTAAACAACGGCTTTAATGCAGCTTACATTGGCGGTGATGGATCTCCTTTGTTTTCCACCAGCCATTCTTTGGTTAACGGCGGAACAAATGCCAATACTCCCACCACTCAAGCTGACTTGAATGAAACCTCTCTTGAGAGCGCAGTCATTCAGATCGCCGCTTGGACGGACGAGCGTGGTCTTTTGATCGCAGCTAAACCCAAGAAGTTGATTGTTCCTCCTTCACTCCAGTTCGTAGCAACCCGTTTGCTAGAGACAAAACTGCGTGTTGGTACAAACAACAATGACATCAATGCTATCGAGAACAATGGTTCAATATCCGAAGGATATGTGATGAATCACTTCTTGACAGACGTTAATGCATGGTTCTTGACCACAGATGTGCCTAACGGCATGAAGCATTTCGAGCGTACCCCATTGCAGAATTCAATGGACGGGGATTTCGATACAGGGAACGTTCGCTACAAAGCTCGTGAGCGTTATTCCTTTGGTTGGTCAGATCCATTGGGAATCTGGGGATCAAGCGGTTCTTTCTAAATTAAAAGTATTAAATTAGTACTTTAAAGGGCCTCTTGCAGGCCCTTTTTATTT